GAGGGCGGCATTCACCCGGACGCGGTCGCCACGATGTACGGCTTCTCGAGCGGCGACGAGCTCGTGAAGGCGCTCGCCGCGGCCCCGCCCCTGGCGCGCGCGATCGAGGCCGAGACGACGCAGCGGATGGCGGCCGAACATCCCGGCCTGTTGCAGGACCCGGCGGCCCTGGCGGCGGCGGCCGAAGCGGCCGTGTTCGGCACGCACCGGCAACAGGTGATCGTCGCCGAGCTCCGGGCGCTGACGAAGGGGATGGTGAAAGGCATCATCCCGCCGACGGGACGGATCAACCAGTTGGCGGCCGAGGAAGTGGCGCGGATGACCGTGCGGACGCTCCGGCCGGGGCGGTTCCTCATGGCGGCCAAGCGGGCCAGTCAACGCGCGTTCGACCTCCTAGCGACGCACCAGGACCGCGTCGGGGCCATCCAGGCCAAGCAACAGGAACTCATCAACCTCGCGCGCTACCGCGAAGCGGTGCAGGCGAAGGAGCGGGCGGCCAACGACGCCCGCTGGGTCCGCGAGAAGGACACGCCGGCGGCGCGCGGCCGACTCGGGCAGGCCGGGCAGGACTGGCTCGACCAGTGGGACGGCATCCTCGAGCGGTTCGACTTTAAGCGCGTGCCGCTGAAGGTCCTCGATCGGCGGGCCGACCTCAACCGATGGATCGCCGCGCAACAGGGCCTCGGGCTTCCGGTCGACTTGCCGAAGGAGATCGTGAACGAGGCGAAGCGGCGGAACTGGCAAGACCTCACGGTGGAGGAGCTCCGTGGCGTCGTCGACGGGCTGAAGCAACTGCGGCACCTGGCGGTGCTCAAGAACCGGCTGATCAAGTTGCAGGCGGGCCGCGCGCTGAAGGAGGCCAGCGAGGCGGCGGCGCTGTCCATTCACGAGAATGCGAAGCCTGGGAAGGCGGGCCCGACCCTCGAGGTGCGGCTCCCGTCGCAGGCGCCGGCGCGCGCCATGTCGATGTTCTTCGCGTCGGGGCGGAAACTGTCGTTCATCCTCAACCAACTCGACGGCTACAAAGACGGCGGCGTGATGTGGGAGAGCGTCGGCCGACCGATCAACGAGTCGGGCGACCAGGAAGCCGACCGCGTCGCGAAGGAGTCGGAGACGTGGGCCGCGCTCAACGACGCCGCGTTCGCCGGCGAGGAGCACACGCTCTATCAGCAGACGGCCGTCCCTGGCATTCAGGGGAGCCTCTCGCGGATGGCCCGGATCATGGTCGTGATGAACATGGGCAACGAGGGCAACCTCGATCGCATCACGAGCGACCGCGTGCGGAAGTGGGGCCCGGAGGAAGTCCGCGCCATCGCGAGCACGCTCACCGCGAAGGATCTGAAGTTCGTCCAGGGCGTGTGGGACTGGCTCGAGAGTTTCCGCCCCGAGATCGCCGCGAAGCAACGGCGCGTGCAGGGCGTGCCCGTCGAGTGGGTCGACCCGGTCCCGTTCACGGTGCAGACGGCTGACGGCCAGACCGTCGAGATGCGCGGCGGCTACTTCCCGATCGCCTACGAAAGCTGGCTCTCGCCGCGGGCGGGCGCGGCGCTCGAGGCCACCTTTGCGGAGAGTCTGAAGCGCGCCGACTACGTCGCGTCGACGACGAAGCGCGGCCACCTCGAGGCGCGCGTCGCTCACCTCGAGGAACCGTTGCGGCTCGACTTTGGGGTCATCACGCAGCACGTGCAACAGGTCGTCCACGATCTAACGCACCACGAGATGCTGATCGACGTCACGCGGTTGCTCGGGACACGCGCCGTCCAAGACGCCATTTTCGAGCACTACGGCGACGTGGTGTACGACCAGATCCGGCACACGATCCATGACGTCGCGGTGGGCAGCGGCGACATCCCCGGCTGGTACCGGCCGCTGAACTACCTCCGGCGCGGCGTCGTCATTGGCGGACTCGCGTGGAACTTCGGCACCTTCCTGCAACAGCCGTTTCAGGTGCTCAACGCGACGGTCGAGATCGGGCCGAAGTGGGTCGCACGGGGCGCGGTCAAATGGTTGCAGAACGCGGCGAGCGGCGAGGCGACGGCCGCGTGGATACAAGAGCGGTCGCTGTTCATGCGCCGCCGGAGCACGAAGATCATCCGCGAGAACGCGGAGATGCGCGCGGTTGTCGGCCTGAACCACGGGCGCGTCGAAGGCTGGATACGTGACGGCCTGGCGAAGCTCGGGGTCGACCCGGCGCACATGCCCGTGATCGCCGATTCGTACTTCTACCTGATTGGGAAGGGCCAGCAGATCGCCGACACCATCGCGTGGCTCGGGGCGTACGAGAAGTTTATGAGCGACCCCGCCAACAATGAGGACCGCGCGGTGGCGCTCGCCGACCAGGCCGTGATCAACTCGCAGGCGAACGCGCAACTGAAAGACCTGTCGATGGTCGAGCGCGACCAACGGCTGAAGCTGCTGACGACGTTCTTCAGCTATCAGAACCTCGTCTACAACCAGGCGGCGAAGAGCATCGGCCGGACGGACTTCAAGAGCCCGCGCGCGGTCGGGCGGCTCGGGGTCGACGCGCTGTTGCTCCTCGTCGTCCCGTCGATCATCACGTACGCCATTCACGAAGCCATCGGCGGCAACCCGGACGACAAGAAGCACACCCTGCTAGCGAAGATGATCAAGCACGAGATCGCCGACCTGATGGGGCTCTTCGTCGGGCTGCGGGAACTGGCCGGCCCTGTGGAGGGCTACGACTACGAAGGCCCGGCCGGGACCCGCTACATCGCGACCCTCGCGCGGGCCGCCGCCCAGATCGAACAAGGGAAGGCTGACGCGGCCTTCTGGCGCTCGATCAATCAATCGGCTGGCATCCTCTGGTACTACCCGGCGACGCAGGTGCAGCACACGATGGAGGGCCTGCACGCGCTGCTTACCGGCCAGTCGCACAACCCGCTCGTGCTCGTCACCGGCTCCCAGAAGAAGAAGCTATGAGTCGGAAGCGCCCCGCCCCCACGCGCGCGGTCCCGCTCTTTGCGGGGCGCCAGCAGGGCGTCGTCAAGACCGACGGCCGCGGCGACCAGACGGTGATCCCGTTCACAGGCGACGCGACGGACGTCCTTACGGGCGATGGCACATTCCAGCCGGTCGGCGGCGGCGGTGGCGGCGCGGGCGACGTGTCGGGCCCTGGCGCCCCGGTCACGAATAACGACTTCGCGCAATGGGACGGGACGAGCGGCACGCTCATCAAAGATGGTGGCTACAGCCCCTCGAGCTTCGACGCGGCCGGGGCCGCCGCGGCGGCGGTGGCGGCGGAAGCGGCCACGCGGGCGGCGGCCGACGCCGCGCTCGCCGCGCCGGATTACCTCGTCAAGACCGCGACCGCGACGCTGAGCGCCGAGCGCGTCGTCACCGACAACACCGACATCACCGCCGATTGGTCCGTTGCCGCCGCCGTTAAGTTCCTGCTCGGCGCGTTCACCGGCGACATCGCGAAAGCGGCCGGCTCGCTGGCGACGTCGATCGTGGCGAACGCGGTCGGCAACACCAAACTCGCGCAGATGGTGCAGGCGCGGTTCAAGGGGCGGGCTGCCGCGGCCGGGACGGGCGACCCGCAAGACCTCACCCCGGACCAGGCGAGCACAATCCTCGACGGCGCGACGGACCCGTTTCTCCGCACATCCGCCGTGACGGCGGGCTACACCGACGAACAAGCGCAGGACGCCGTCGGCGCGATGCTCCTCGACACCGCGACGATCGACCTCACGTACGCCGACGCCACGCCGGCACTCTCGGCCGACGTCAAGACCGATTCGATCGACAACACGCTGCTCGCGAACATGGTGCAGGCGACGCTCAAGGGGCGCGCGGCGGCGGCCGGGACCGGCGACCCGACCGATTTGACCGCGGACCAGGCGAGCACGCTTCTCGACACGGCCACCGACCCGTTCATTCGGACGTCGTCGGCGGGCGTCGGGGGCTTCGCGTACGGCGGCGACGGCTCGGACGCCTCGCTGCACTTCACCGGCAGCCCGGGCACGATCGCGGGCGCGACGCTCTCCGGCAGCACGTACACGATGCAGCGGGACATCTTCGCCACCGACTTGACGATCGACGCGGGGATCATCCTCGTCACGAACAACTACGCGATCTTCGGGACCGGCACGCTCACGGTCAACGGCACGATCCAGAACAACGGGAGCACCGGCTCGGCGGGCTCGAGCGGCCTGAGCTCCGCCGGCGCGAACGGCGGCGCGGCGTTTCCCGCGGCCGGATCGAGCACGGCCCACTACGCGCGCATGACCATCTCGAAAGCCGGGACCAACGGCGGCGCGGGCCAGACGGGCGCGGGCTCCCAGGCGGGCGCCGCGAACGCGGGCAACGGCTCTGGCAACGCCGTCGACGACTCCGGCGGCTCCGGCTCGACGGGCGGCGCGGGCGGCAAAGGCGGCACCGGTACCGGCGGCGCCGGTGGCGCGTCGCGGGGCGGCGGCGCGGGCGGGACCGTCACGCTCGTCACGCCGCAGCGCGGGCACAGCGTCATGGCGGCGACCTGGGGCGCGGCCTGGCTCGGGAGCACGGGCAGCACGGCCGAGTATTCCCCGCCAAGTGGCGGCTCCGGCGGGGCGCCGGGCGGCTCCGGCGGCGGCGGCGATTCCACGAACGCCGGCGGCGGCGGCGGCGGTGGCGGCGCGGAAGGAGGATCGGGCGGCATCATCGGGATCTTCTTCCGCATCATCAGCATCAGCGCCACCGGCGTGATCAGTTCGGTCGGCGGCACCGGCGGGGTCGGCGGCAACGGCCGGACGCAAACCGTCGGCAACGTCGGCGGCGGCGGGGGCGGGGCGGGCGGCAGCGGTGGGCGCGGCGGGATCATCTTCCTCGTCTACCACACGCTCACCAACGCCGGCAGCGTCACCGTGGCGGCCGGCAGCGGCGGCAACGGCGGGACCAAAGGATCGCCGCACGGGACGGGCACCGACGACGCGGCCAACGGCGACAACGGCTCGAGCGGCACCGCGGGCCGGCTTATTCAGATACCGTGTTAACAGAAGGAGTCTTGCGATGAAATACGTTCTACTCTTCGCCGCGCTACTGCTCGCCAGCCCCGCGCCGGCACAATCGCTCGGCGCGAAAACCACGCTCGACCAACAGACCGCGACCGCGACGCGGATCATCGTGGGCGTCGTCACGTCCCTGAACGTGATTACCCTCACGACCGACGAGGGCGACCAGGGCATCTTTACCGAAGTGACGATGTCCGTCACGCGCACGATCAAAGGCCCCGCGACCACGACGATCGTCCTCACGATCCCTGGGGGTACGAGCGGCGGGATCACGATGAAGGCGCCCAACGATCGCATCCCCGCGGTTGGCGAGCGCCTTCAGGTGTTCGCGCTGCCGATGGGCATGACGCGCTACAAGGTCCTGAACGGCCATCACGGGCTCGTGCGGAGTCTCCAGTAATGCGCCCCGTCAAGACGTTGCTCGTCCTGCTGGCGCTCGCCGCGGTGCTCTCGGGCGCCGGAACCTTGCTCGCGTACGTGACGAACGGGCACGCCTGGGGTGTCTCGAGCGTGACCTACAAGATCAATCCCACCAACATTTTTAGCATCAGCGACGCCGACCTGATCGCGATGATCACCACGACGACCGCGAAGTGGCACGACCAATCGACGGCGAGCTTCGCGTACGCGTACGGCGGGACCACGGCGAACACGGCGATGGTCAACGACGGGCTCAATAGCATCTTCTTCCGCAACGACACCAACGGCGGCTACATCGCGGAAACCTGGTGGTGGTACGACGGGACGGGGCATCTGGTCGACTTCGATGTGGTGTTTCACGAGGCGCTCGGGCCGATGTATCTGACCTCAGCCTTGTGCAGTGGCAGCGCGATTGCGATGGACCATACCGTGCTTCACGAGTTCGGACACGGCCTTGGCCTGGCGCACTCTGCGGACGCCACCGCAATCATGGGTCCAAGTGCGAACTACTGCGACACGCGGACGACGCTGACGGCCGACGACATCGCCGGCGTCGAGTTCCTGTATCCGCCGAGCGGCGGGTCGACCGGGGGCGGCGGGCCGACCGATCCACCGCCCACGCCCGTGACGCTGCCGGGCGCCCCGAGCAACCCGAGTCCACGTAACGGCTCGAGCGCGCCACGGAACGCCAACCTCTCATGGACACCTGGGACGGGGGCGACGACGCACGATCTCTACTTCGCGGCTGGCTGCGCGAGTGAGCCGGCGCTCTACGCGATCAACCTGACGACGGCGTCACAGGCGTTGTCGCGGCTCAATCCAAACACCCGCTATTGCTGGCGGGTCATTGAGAAGAACACGGCGGGAAATACGGTCGGCCCGCTCTGGTCGTTCACGACGCGGAAAAATTAGAGGGAGACATGGTTGTGAACCTCGATCCTGATGGCTGGCTGCATGTCATCGAACTGGTCGGCGGCGGCGCGTTCGGTACGAAGATGCTCCGCGTGCTGCTCGAGATGCGCGACAGCCTGAAGGACCTCGGGGAGAAGGAACCCCCGACCGGCTTGTTCCGCACCGTCACCGAGCAAGGGCTTAAGGTGGAGCGCCACGAGACGTGGCTCGTGCAACTCCGCGCGAAGCTCGGCATCGACGGTGTCGGCCGCGTCCACGTCCATTCGCGCGACACCGACATTGAACCCTGAAAGGAGCCTTATGTCCTCGTTATTTGTTCGTGTGCTCATCGCGCTCGCGTGCTTCCTGTTGGCGATGGCGGCGCTGCCAGCGTTGATTCGGATCGCCGGCTTCAGCATCGACGCTGACGTGCTGATTGTGATCCGGGTGTGCCTCGCCGGGATCGCCCTGTTCTACGTGCTCCGCGGCGACCGCTGGTTTCCTCGAGGGACGTAGTTCCCGCTTGGAACTTATGGTAGACTCGCCGCCGATGCCTCGCATGGGTCGGCGGTCCATTTTCCGCGACAAAGAGCAGGGGCGCCGCGTGCAAGCGGTGCTCTCGAAAGCGGCGTCCAAAGGGCTCGACGCGGCCAAGCTCCAACTCGCCTCCCTCTACACCGCGGTCTATCAGGTCCAGGCCCCGCCGGTCAGTGACGCGGACGCCGTCATGTATCTGTGCCTAGGGTACGCTGATACGCGCTTTTACCTGATCGAGGAGCGCGACGGTGACGTCAGTACAAACAAAGGGCCGAACGGCGGGAACCGTTCGGCCACAACCACCAGGGAAAAAAGAGATGAACGAACGAAAGACTACCAGAAAGGGCGCCGCCCGCAAAGCCGCGCCTGACGCGCCCCCGCCGGCGATCGTGCCGGAAGTGATCCCTGAAGCGACGACGCTCGCCGTCGTCAGTCCCATGACCGTGCTCGACCGCGCCATCGAGGAAGGCGCCGGCGTCGAGGTGCTCGAGCGGTTGCTCGGGCTTCAGGAACGCTGGGCCGCCAATCAGGCCCGGCAAGCGTTCGACGCCGCGATGGCCGCGCTGCGGGCCTCGCTCCCCACGATCGTGAAAGGCCGGAAGGTCGACTTCACGACCGACAAGGGCCGGACGCACTACCAGTACGAGGACCTCGCCTCCATCACGGAAGCGATCTCGCCGGCGATGGCACAACAGGGCCTCTCGTTCCGCTGGCAGACCGACAGCACAAAGCCCGGTCAGATCGTGGTGACGTGCATCGTGTCGCACGCGAAGGGGCACAGCGAGCACACCTCGCTGTCCTGTCCCGCCGACGGGACGGGGAACAAGAACAACATCCAGGCGATCGGCTCCGCGGTCACGTACCTGCAACGCTACACGCTGAAGGCCGCCGTGGGGCTCGCCGCGTCAATTGACGACGACGCGCGCGAGACGACCAAGCCAGCCGAGGGGCAGACGACCAAGCCAGCCGAGGGGCAAGAGCCCCCGCTGCGCGCCCGCCGGACGGCGCCGGACCAACCCAAGAAACCCCGCGGGAAGAAGATCACCGACCACCAGAAGCGGCGCCTGTGGACGATCATCAAGCACGTCGGCCGAACGGACGCCGAGGTGCGGGTGTGGCTCGCGGCGAAGTACGACCTCGCGCATTCGAGCGACATCGACCAAGCCGACTACGACGCCATCGTGACGGCGATCGAGCGGCCGGGCCCATTGCAGCCGCCCGATGACCAGGATCAGCGCGTGCCCGGCGAGGAGGGGTGATGGCGACCGAGACGCGGCAACAGCGGCGGGCGCGCGAACGGCGCGAGGGCGACAAGCGGTTTCAAGAGGTTCACGGTCGCATCGTCGGCGCGCGCCGGATTCAAGACATCTGGCAGGTGTACTACACCGAAAAATGGAAGCCGATCCTCGGCGACGACATCCCGCAGGCCGAGGGCATCATGCGCCACGTGTTCTACACCGGCTGTGCGGCGATGCTCGAAATGATGCAGCGTGTCGGCGCGGAGAACGTGACCTTGGACCAGGGCGTCGAGATCCTTCAGCGGTTGCAAGACGAACTCGACGCCTACTCTAATAGCGGTGTGATGTGACGGACGCGGTCGCCGATCTCCCGTTCCGCTTCGATGCGGGCAACCACGAGTATCTCAACCTGCTGACCGGCGAAGTGTTCCCGCACATCACGGGGATGCTCGAGCAGACCGGGTGGATTGACGACCGCTGGTACACCGAGGAGTCGAGCACGCGCGGCACCATCGTCCATCGGCTCACCGCCGAGCACGACCTCGGCGCCCATCTACCCGCGGACGCCGGCGGGATGTACCGCGGGTACTTCCTGGCCTACGTGAAGGCGATCGGCATCCTTCAACCTAGCTTCCACGAGGTTGAAGTCCCGCACGTGCATCCGTATTACCGCTTCGGCGGCCGGCCTGACCGGCGCGTGACGATCGCCGCGCGCAAGGGCGTGCTCGAGATCAAGACCGGGGCGCCCGAGAAGAGCCACCAGATCCAGACAGCCTTACAGGCGCTTCTCGTCGCGCGGCAGTTCCATCTGCCGCCCGAACTGCTGCAACGGACGTGTCTCTACGTCAAGAATGGCGGGGCGTTCACCATGGTCGAGCACGTGCGGCGCCGGGACTTCGACGAGGCGCGCGATGTGATCCGGGTATGCTGCCGCGTGTGAGGAAACCGCCCGGCCCGACGGCGAAGGCCCGCGCGAAGCGGGCCCGCGGCCTGAAGGCGCGCGAGCACGCGAACAAGCAACTCGTGCGGGACCGGGACGAATACTGCCGGTTCCCGCTCTGCCGCTGCCGGTTTCGGGGCGATCCGCTCCACGTTTCACATCAGCGCCATAAGGGCATGGGGGGCAATCCAGCGGGCGATCGGTCGGTGCCCTGGCTGATGATCCTCCTGTGCGCCTGGCGTCACAGAGAGGCGCCTGTGTCGATTGACCGCGGCACGCTGCGATGGCGAGCGATGTCGCTGAAGGGGGCTTCCGGCCCCGTGGCCTGGGACCTCCAAGTGTCGGCGCTCGGCTCAGCGGTCACCTTCGACATTCCTGCCGAGGCCATCGCGGACGGCTGGGTGACGGTCGCAACCGGCGTCACGCTCCACAATTACGCCTTCGCCCCGTGGCAGGCGCGTATCCTCAACCGACTCGCCTTCTACCGTGGCTGACACGTGCGCCTTCGTCTCCTGCCGTGACGCCTCGGCGTGCTGCCTTGAGGGGGGCTGCCTCCGGCGCCGCCGCCTCGCCCCGCCCGACCCTCGCCCCTCCCCTGTGAAGTACAACCCGATGACCGGGACGCGGCTCGACCTAGTTGTGGAGGACGAGCCCGAAGCGGTCGCCGCGAAACGTTGGGCCGCCAAGCGCGCCGCCTACCTCAAGACCCTTGTTTGACTTCCCGCTGAGAACTCCATACTCTTAACCTGAGCGGTCGCGGGAAACGACCGCAAAGGAGATGGACATGGCTACCAAAAAACGGGCGACTGTGGAACCAGTCCCCGTCGAAGTTGTCGGCGCTGACGCCGGCGACGCGCAACTCTTCGCGGCCGAGACGGGCGTGCTCGGCGTGTTCATGCGGAACGTCAATGCGTTCTTTCGAGACTCGCGCGCGCTCGAGGAACGCGCCGCCGATCGCCTCGCCGCCGCCAACCGTTTCAAGACCCCGAAAACCGCCATCGCAGACGAGCAGTTGCAGGTGTTCATTAAGGACAACTCGGCGCTGAAAAAACAGATCGAAGATCACTGGTCGATCACGGGCACGGTCCACACCCTGCACCGGAAGCTGGTTGCGGCGCGCACGCGCGGCGTGCAGTCCATCGAGCAAGCCTCCGCGGTCGCCCAACGGCTGCACAACAGCTACGTCCTCGAGGCCCGCCGGATCGCCGCCGAGGAAGAGGAGCGTATTCGCCGCGCCGAGGAGAAGCGGCAGCAGGCCATTCGCGATCGCGAGCTCGCCGAGCTCGAGGAGAAGGCGCTCGCTCTTGAGTCCGCGAGCGCCGAGCTCTCCGGCCGCGAAGCCCGCTTCGTCGATCACCTCGCGCGCACCGATCCCGACGTCCGCGAGACGGAGGGGCCGCGCGCCGCGAACCTTGCCGGCTTCAAGGACCCGATCGCGCAGGCCGCCCGACTCCTGGGGCTCTCAAAGATCCAGGACGCGCTGAAGGCGAAGGACGAAGCGATCGCGCTGCGGGAGCACGTCGCCGCGCAGAAGGCGGCCCCGCTCGATGTACAGGTCGAGCGCGTCGCCCCGCAAATCAGCCGCGCGGCCGGCGCCAGCGACCGCACCACGAAGAGCGCGCGTGTGCTCGACGCCGAGAAGTTACGCGCGGCGTGCATCGCGGGCGGCTTCGGCATTCCCTACGACGTGCTCTGCGTCGACGAAGCGAAGTTGAACAGTTACGCGCGCTCGCTCGGCAAGCGGATCAACGAGTGGCCCGGTGTCCAGTACGTGGAAACCACAAGGACGGTGTGACATGCGCGATCGAATCTCGCTCACCAACGTGTTCTGGCGCGCGTTCGACACCGCGCAGCGGCGCGAGGCGGATGGTGACGTCGGGTACGTGCAGTACTTCCTCAACACCCAGCGGGCGGCGGGCGGCGTGCTCCTCGAGACGCTCGTGCTCGAGGCCGAGATCAAACTCGCACAAGGGAAACTCGACACGGTGCTCTCGTGCGCGCCGTTCGCCGATCTTCCGCAGACCCCGCGGCGCGACGCCGCGCTCGATCGATGGAGCAAGGCGTGATCGCGGCGACGACCGAACCGTTCTGGATCGTGTGGCGCGCGCGGGGGAAGCGTCGGCCGAACGTAAAACACAGCACGCTCGCCTCGGCGACCGCGGAGGCGGCGCGACTGAGCGCGTTGTTTCCCGGCGCGAAGTTCTACGTGTGTGAAGCGATCGGGTTCGCGCTCGAAGGCGAGGAATTGCGGACTGAACGGGTCGCTGTTGACACGGGCATCGTCTTGGCCCTATAAGAGCAACGCCCGCGAAGGAGTCACAAATTCTCCTGCGGGCGTTCTCGCCGCGCGCCGTGAGGGTCCACGGAACGAAGCTGACGCGATTCTACGTCACCATTCCTTTCCGTTTCAACACCCCCTCACGCCTAAGCGTTCGGCTTCAGGACGTCCCTCGAGTCCGGCCGAGGTGGTACCGCGTACCAGAGCCAGTCGGACACGGCTCGCAACGTCGCTTCGCTCCGTCGCCCCTCTTTCAACGAAGTTAAGAGAAGAGGAAGGCCGCCGAGAGAGGAAAGACCGCGGAACGTACTAGGGGGGGGGGATCTTAAGATCTGTACAGACGGTCGAATTGGTACCAAGGAAAACGCGCGCGGCGCGGCTGAAAAACATGAGTGACGACCCCCGAATTAAGAAGCTCGCCGCGCTCGTCGGCAAAATGGCCGTCCTAGCCGACCAGCAGGCCGCTGTGCTGCGTGCGATGACGGAGGCGCTCGAGCAGCCAGCGACCGGCCCCTCGCCAGTCACACGGGCGCTGACGGTCTTTGATGGGCATTGGACGGCGAAGCACGGACCCGGCCGCTACCAGTTCGCGCGCGAGAAGGACACGAACCAGGTCAAGCGGCTGATCAAGAACCTCGGCCTCGAGGAAGTGGAGCGCCGGATGGGCGTCTACTTCGCGTCACGGGAACCGTTCTATGTCGACAAAAAACACCCGTTTAACCTCTTCGTCTCGCAGATCAACGCCTTCGGCGGGCGCCGTCCCGTCGGCGGGACGCACCGCACCGTCGGCCACGCCGCCCCGACCGCCGGCAAGTACGACTTCTTCGACACGCCGGAGGAGCTCCCGGCTGACGCGGGTCGGCCAGTTACACGGGGCGATGCCGGTCTACCACAACCCGGCGATTCACGGCGAGGGCACGGTCTGCCTGAAGTGCCGGCGCAAGGACCCGACGCCCTGGGTCAACCCGTTGCTTGTGACGCTCCGCAAGCTGGGAGCGTGGACGGGGTCGGTGATGGGCGGGCAGATCGTGTGCGAGGGGTGTATGCCAGACGTCCTACAGGCGATCGCGGCGCACGGCCGGCCGCCGGTCCCAAGTGATGTTACGAACCTGCCGCGGGAGTTCCGCGACGCGACGTTCGACAACTTCCTCGATCGGGACGGGTCGGGGATGGCGGTGAACCTGACGAAGATCTGGCTGCACGCCCACGACGACCGGAACCTGTATCTCACCGGCGGGGTCGGCAGCGGCAAGACGCGGCTCGCCTGCACGGCGGCGCGGGCGTGGGTCGAGGACTGGAAAGAGCGGTGCCTGTTTCAGACGACGGTCGACTTGTTCGATCGGCTCCGGGCTGCGGAGTTCCGGCCCGCCGGCGACGAGGGGCTCTTCACCCTCGATCATCTCGTCGAGTATCCGCTGCTGCTGCTCGACGACCTCGGCGCGGAGAAGCCGACGGAATACACGTGTACGCGGCTGCTGGCGCTGCTCGAGCGGCGGCACCAGGCGGGGCGGCCCACGATCCTCACGTCGAACCTGGACCTGAACGACCTCGCGCAACGGCTCGGCGACGATCGGTTATCCTCGCGCCTTGCGGACTGGTCCGACCTGGCGATTGTGCGCTCGAGCGATTACCGTGTCGAACGCGCGCGACAAGGGCGGCGGCGATGAAGGAACCGGAGGGCACAAAAGTCACCCTGACGTGGAGCGAGGTGATGCAGGCCGCGATGGTTGGGGTGATGCGCCGCGTCACTGACCTTCGTGATAAACGGCGCGGGGCGTACAACATCGCAGAGGACGCGCCCGTGTGGGACATCGACATCGAAGGCGCGTGTGGCGAGATGGCGGCGGCGAAGGTCCTCAACGTCTTTTGGTCGGGCGCGCACGGGCAACTCCGCGTGGCCGACGTGGGCGGCCGGTTCCAAGTCCGCACGCGCTCGAAACTGACGTACGAGTTACCGCTGCATCCGGAGGATGCCGACGACGCCGTGTTCGTTCTCGTCCTGGGCCGGGCGCCGCACTATAACGTCAAGGGCTGGATGTACGCGCGCGACGGGAAACTGCCGGAGTACTGGGACGACCCGAGCGGTCAAAACCGGCCGGCGTTCTTTGTCCCCCGGAAACTATTACTCCCGCTCGACGAGATCCCTCGGCAATGACTGTTCGACGATCAGAGGAGCCGGAACCGTGAAACACCCCACCGCGATTGATGCGTTCGAGGTCGAATTGCGGCGGGCGAAAAACTACCTCGATGAGCATGCTGATCGGCCTGAGCGATGGGTCTGCGTGAGGTTATTGCGTCGCGTGCTGAAGACGGGCTTCGCGGCGATACATGAAATCGAAACACTCGAGGAGGATCACCCATGAGCGGACACCCCAAGACGTACCGGGTCTACGGCGACAAACTCACCGGCGGCACCTGTAAAAGCTGCCGGCGACCGATCGTGTGGGCTGAGACGTTGAACGGCAAGTCGATGCCGATTGACGGGACGGTGAACGACCTCACGCCGGTGACGTCGAGCCACGACGACGGGCGGATCGTGTTCCTGATGGACGCGACGATCAACCCGAGCCACTTCAGCACGTGTCCGCAGGCGGCACAGTTTCGCGGGCGACGGTGAGCGGCCGCGGTGGACTCAACGGGCGCGTCGCAGCGCCGAGGCCTCAGACGCTCTGGTGCTCCAATCAACGGCACCAACGGGCGAATGGCTGGTCATTCCCGCCCAACGTGGAGAAGCTGCTCCGCGAGATGACGGCGGGCCAGACGGTGTTGCAACTCTTCGGCGGCTTGGCGACGTGGGGCGTCCGGCTCGACATCGACCCGGTGACACGGCCGCACGTCCTTGGCGATGCGTGGATGCCGCCGTTTGGGCGCGACGCCTTCGACGTCGTGATCATCGACCCGCCGTACGTCGGCATTAACCAACAGATGAAGCAAACCTTGCTCCGCGGCGCCGCCTACGTCGCCAAGAAGCGCGTCATCTGGTTCCACACGCAATGGGTCGCCCCGGACACCGGGTTGCGGCGGGAGCGGTCATGGCTCGTGCGCGTCGGTGATAGCTGCTCGTGTCGGTGCATCATCGAGTGGCGTGTGACGAACCCCGCAACGAAGCGCCCGCCGATCCTGCACTTCACCCGAGGCCCAGCCTTGAAGTACAACCGCTGGCTGGTTGGCAACGTCGGCTTGCCGTTTCCCGTCACGGAGTAGACACTTCTCGCTTACAATAGCCCGCCCATGTTGTTCATTGGAGTCGACCCCGGCGTGACGGGCGGGATTAGTGCGCTCGACGCCCGCGGCACCGTCACCGCCTGTTTCAAAATGCCCGACACGCTCGCCGATCTTCTCGGGCAGTTGCGCGCGCTGCATCCCCCGGGCGCCCCGTGCTTCGCGTTCCTCGAGCGGGTGAACGCTGGCGTGTTCGGGAAGCCCGGGCAAAAGATGGGCGTCACGAGCGCGTTCACGTTCGGCAAGGGGCTAGGGGCGCTCGAGATGGGCCTGCTCGCCGCGGGCATCCCGTACGAGTTCGTCGCCCCGATTACCTGGCAGAACGCGATCGGCTGCCGGACGCACGGCGACAAGAACATCTCGAAGGCGCGCGCGCACGCGCTGTTCCCCACGCTCACGATTACCCACGCGACGGCCGATAGCCTTCTCATCGCCGAGCATTGTCGTCGCGTCGTTGGCGCTCGGCTCTTTCCGCTTCCCGAGGAGACTCATGGCAAAGAAACCAAACGGACAGGCCGAGGCGCCCGTCTACCACAACCCCGCCCCGCGGCGCGGCAAACCAAAGCGCCCCTCGCAGGCTGACCTCCTTCCCGTCAAGGATCGCGTGCTCGTGCGGATGGCGAAGCGGTACGCCGACGACATGTACGCGAGCGACGAACTGATCGCGCGCGCCAAGAAGGAGAAACAGGCGATTCACACGCGGATGTCCAACCTCGAGGCCACGCACTTCACGGCCCACGGCTACGAGTTCGAACGCGCGCCCGGGGAAGAGCGGTTCATCGCGCGGAAGATCAAGCGCGGCCCGCAGGCCGAGACGAGCGCCGACGCCGACCAGGTCGAGGCCCTCGGTGCCGGGCTCGAGGACGTGAACGAGTAGGATGCCGAAGCAACTCGTGAAAGCGGGTGAAGTGAAGCCGATCGTGATCGGCCACTTCACCCTCCACGCGACCGGGATGGACGTGTGGGGGCGACCCTCATTTGAGGAATACCAGGGGGTCGGGGACTTCATCCAGCGGGCGCACCGCGCCTGTGGATTCTGGCTTGGGGACTGGCTTCGCTACGGTGAGCGCCGCGCCGAGTGGCAAGAGCGGCTCTCCCAAGCCCACACGTTCACCGGGCTCTCAGAAAAGACGCTCAAAAACGTGCGCGCTGTGGCGCGTTCCATCGATGTGTCCCGCCGACGGGACGATGTCGAGTTCGACGTACACGCCGAGGTAGCCGGGCTCGAGCCCGAGGAACAAGTCGAGTGGCTGGGCAAGTGCGAAAAGCACGGCTGGGGCCGCCGCGAGCTCCGGCTCAACCTCATCGCCCACAAGCGGCGGCGCGTGCTGCACGGACAGGCGACGCTCGAAGGCCAGTACCGCGTGCTCTACGCCGACCCGCCCTGGATCTACGGCAACCGGCCGCCGAGCGGCTCCGGGGCACAGGAGCACTACGACGGGATGACGATCGAGGCGCTCTGCGAACTGCCGATTCGGGCCCACACGGCGGCCAACGCGGTGCTCTTCCTGTGGGTGACGGCCCCGATGCTCTACGAGAACCCCGGCCCGCGGGAAGTGATTGAAGCCTGGGGGTTCACGCCCAAGACCGGGATCGTCTGGGACAAGGTCCGTCACAACTTCGGGAACTACGTGAGCGTGCGACACGAGCATCTCTTGATTGCCACGCGGGGCGCCTGCACGCCCGATCGCCCCACGCCGATGCCGGACAGCGTGATCACCGAGCGGCCAGACGGAGAACACTCGGCGAAACCGGCGTCGTTTCGGACACTCATTGAGTCACTCTATGACGGCCCGCGTCTGGAATTGTTCGCCCGCGAGCGCGTGGACGGCTGGGCGGCGTTCGGGAACGATGCACGGTTGTGGACGGCTGAGGCGGTGGAGGCGTAGGATGGCCCGTGCCTCGCGTCGCGCGGTATCCCGGTCGTCTCAGCGACGCGGCACAGGCTCATCAGCGGCAAATCGCATGGATACTCGAGGAACACGCCAAAGACCTTCTCCGGCAAAGCCGAAGCCCGCGGCAACGCGAGGCGGCGCAAGAGGTGCTCGTGCAGCGGTGGCTCGCCCGCCGGCGCTCCCGCCCGGACTGAACCGCAGTCAATTCGCCTTCTGCCTCGCGTACCTCACCAACGGCTACAACTGCAC